ATGCTAGTAGGCTCATAATTTATTCCTTATTTTTTACGCCCATACTTTAGTTTTTTTGCCACCCGAATACTCAACAGCGTGACCCTCATCAATCAAAATCTGGCACATACTTGTGCCATCAGATGTCTTTGGAATACCTAAAATACGTCCGTATTTGCCTGTCCCCAAAGATTCTAGCTGCATCTCCTCAGAACAAAGCTCTGTCAGTCGTGCTTTAGCTGCTAGCCCTAACACCTTTTCAGCTTTGTTTCTGGTGCGAGATTCGGGAGCGTCAATTCCTGCTAACCTAATACGCTGTCTTTTTAGCCACACGTCAAAGCCCAAATCAATGTCTACGTCGATGGTGTCGCCATCAATGACCCGAACAAGTTTAGCCTTGTAGTGGTACATCTTATCTCCTACTTGACCATGCTTGAGCGCCAAAAAATGCGGCGAGAATGCCTGCAACGGATACAAAATAGACTGCTGCCATATCGCCTAGTATTTTTGCAGCTTGAGACAGCCCGAAGAACTCACTGCCAACGACCAGAGAGGGATATAACAACATGCCCCACAACGCAAACCAACTCATGCCACGCTGGGCATCCGCTCGTTCATGATGGAGGCGAAGTTCCAACAACTCTTTGCTCGTCTCGATCTCGTCATCGCTCAATATTCCGTCAGAATTTGAGTCAAATTCGGCGTACTCACTGCCTTCTTGTAGTCGTTTAGCTGCCATATCAGTCAAAAAATTGTATGTTCGGTCTCACTTTAACAGGGATACAGTACGCTGTAATGTTTTGCTGGTTGTTCAAACGCCTGCCTTCTATCGGTTTGATAGTCCCTTGTTCTAGCCAATAAGCAAACTGATTACATCTGTGAATATTGCGGAAATGAAATTGACCCGCGACTTGCTCGCCATCTACTAGCATGACCAACAGAAACGCCATAATCATGGCATGTCGAGCCAGTAGCTAGCTGCAAATAAGAAGGTCGGCCCCGCGATGCCGCTTATTAGGATCGCCCAAAGTATTTTTTCCAAGATGCTCACCCGTATATCTTGACCATGATCGCAAACCCCGCTGCGATTATTGACCCACCAACAATCAAAGTAGTGCCTCCGACTAGGAGTTGATTTATCAAATGTTGTCGGGCTTTTGCTTTACGAGCGATCATTCTTAAATGATCTTGTCTATCCTGCTCTTGCTGCTTTTTTGCAGCCTTAAAGTCCTCTAACAACTTAGGGTCTGCGACTAAAAGCAAATCGTGGACGCTCTGCCAGTGCCGGTCATATTGCCTTTTTATCATTTGGAGCTTCAAGATTTCGTTCTGCGTGAGAGGCTTGAACGTGCTTTGGCGACGCCTAGCTTCAAACTCCGTAATGCCCTCTCCGAAGTCAGAAATCATCCCCATCACTTGATGGACACCTTGCCCCGTCTCGTTAACTTGAGCGATAAGGCCGTTTATAGCCGACAGAGTGGCAGAGGCTGCTGCAATGCTCTCAATTATCATGGGGGATCACCCCATGAAGAACTGTGGTAGGGCCGCTGCCAGAATAAGCGCGTATAGTCCGTAGATAAGATTTTCTAGGTGCTTAAATTTTGCAGAGCCTTCAGACAAACGCTCTTCGATACGGGCATACCTAAGCGCACACTCACGTTCATGGGCGTTCACTTCGTTTAATGCTTGTTCGCCTGCATCACTCATACAGATACATTCACTCGTTGAATAGAGGCTAGAGGTTGTGCCTCTACTTTGTTGCCCTCCTTGTTATAGAGAACAGGCATGACGGTTTCGACCATCTCTCTGACAGTCTCCCCTTCAGCGCCCGTTCGTAGGCGCTCTTGCTTCTGGATCGCTACTTGCTTCCAGCTAACTTGAGCAGTTTCGCTTACTGATCCAACATCCATCGGATCTTACTTGTCTTCCGATTTCCAGACGTTGAAAGCTGCAATATTCATCAGTCGGTATGCTTTCTTTGCCCACTCATTGTTTGGCGGTGTGGTCGTGGCGCAGAGCACTGCTGACAGTGCGATTGCAAAGGTCACGCCATGAAATACGTCGATTAAAAATCCCATCATTAAGATCCTAGTCTTGGAAGCGTTTCTGGAAAGTCCTCTGTACTGGGCCAATCACGCAATGCAGCCCTGTACGTCATGTACGCCGCTTGTTGCGGGTGGTCAGTCAAAGGTACGATGAAGTCTGTAGCTTCAAGTTCCTCATTACGCCACAACCTTGCAGCAACTTCTGGTGATACAGAGTTGCCAGCAGGCACAACTTCTTCGTATCTACCAGCGTAGTTCGCTTCAACAAACTCTTTATCAGCTAGAATGCGGTTAATCTCTTCGTTGCTTTCATTCTTTATAATGTAAGTAGTCATTGTAGCCTCCGTTAAACAAACATAACTATGCAAATACCTTGACCACCCGGTGCCCATACACGACCACTAGCCGATGTCATGGTAGAAAATGGGCCGCTGTAAGCACCTGATCCGCCACCACCAACGCCGCCGACACCTGCACCAACTTTCCCAGCCGCTGTTGTATCTGTACCGCTTACGACCATTACAGAGCCGCCACCACCAAATCCACCACCGTCACCACAATAAGCATACCAAGTAGTAACATTGGTGCTATTTTGCATCGCAGCGGAACTTGATCCTGCGCCAGTAGCGGAGTTTGAGCCAAATGTTTGGCCTGAATAGTAGTAGTACCCATAATTACTGCCCCCTTGGGCATCAAGAGCACTGATTGTAGCGGTGTTAATAGGTGATCCCGCTGTACCGGGGCCAGTATTCATTGTAGCGTTAGTAATAGCCCCAGAAGTTACCACGCCATCCAGTGCTGCTGTCCCTCCAGTGCTTATATAAGCAAATGCATCACTGCTAGTAAGTCCTAAAACATGACCACCATCTCCACCAACACCCGCACCGCCGGTAGCAATAATTTTATCTTGGCTTCCAACAGCACTTGTCATGGTTACATCACCACCTGTATAGGCAGTACCAGTAATAGAAACATTTCCTCCCCCTGTTACAGCAGCATTTTTATTACATCCTGCAACGCGAGTTATAGATCCACCAGCACCACCTGTGTAGTTAAAGTCTCCACCAGTAGCGGTGCCGCCTGCTCCTCCAGCAGTAGTAACAGCACTAGAGGTCGCTGCGCTAAACTGTCCACCACCGCCACCATTAGCGACCATGTTTACACTCACGGCTGCGGAAGCGGTGACGAAGCTAGAGTTGCCCCCGTTGTTGCCTACTCTTGAAGAGTTAACATCGTTCATTGCAAGCGTGGTAGCGCCACCAGCGCCGATAGTGACAGTAAAAGTTTCTCCTGCTGTTACAGCAAAAGTTTTTTCACAATACCCTCCACCGCCACCACCAGTTCCATCACCTTCTTGTGATTCTACTGCTGCGTTTTTATTAGCGAGAAACGCGCCTTGGCCCCCACCACCAGTAATAACAACTTTAATCCTTCCTGTTAGTGGGGCGGTAAAAGTCTTTGATGCTCCTATAACAAATTGTGTTGTTGGTATTGGAGGTTGTGCACCTAAAAGAACTGCCATATTAAATCTCCGTTTAGATTTCTAAGAATCCGATTGTGCTGTCTACAAATACAAGCTGAGAAGCACCTCCACTTAGTATAGTTCCATCAGCCGCCGTCGAGTTTATATTCTGAGAATTACGCCCAACGGTTACGGTGCCGCCACCTGTGGCCTTAATAATTACCGTATCTCCAGCACTTGCAGAAGCAGGCAGCGTTATCGTGGTTGCGCTCGCACTGTTAACGATAATTTGATCCCCAGCTAGAGCGGTGTACGCGCTGGTTTTGACAAGCCAAGAATTATAAGCCCCGCCAACGGTAGCAAACGATAACACCCCAGCACCGTCAGTTGTTAATACCTGCCCACTGTCGCCATCTGAGCTAGGCAGTGTCAGGGTAATGTCTGCTGTAGAAGCAGGGCCAATCAACGTGACCTTGTTTGTGCCGTTATCGCTGTCCTCAAAAAACTCTATAAACCCTGCGCTTGTAGCACCATTTTTTAGCTGTAACCCTGCGTTTGCTATGGGTGTTGTAAGGGTGGGTGTAGTGAGAGTCTTATTGGTCAGCGTTTGCGTAGCCGCAATACCTGCCAAAGTATCGGTAGC